GGCGGTTGCGGTGCCGGGGGAGCCGGTGGCGGCGGTGGGTCAGGTGGCTCAGGCGGCGGTGGCGGTGCAGGTAGTGCCGGTAACCAGTTAGCCGAAGAAGCCAAACGGATCCACGAGCAAATTCAACAGAACTATCTCGAGATGTTCGGCAAACAGAGTGAGTTAGTGGAGCTTCAGTACAAAAAGGAACTGGAAGAACTCAACAAGTCTAAAGACGCCAACGAACACTATCAGGAAGACTTAACGAATCTTCAGGCCATTTATGCCGAAAAGCGTATCCAGGCCGAACACGAAGAGCAAGAAGCAATTCGTGAAGTGTGGAATAAAGTCCGTGATATGGCCAAGGATTTTAACTTCTCGATTAGTACGAAAGATTCGACAGGTAGCGCTTCACCGCTTACACAGCTCGAGAAAGACCATGAAGAAGCGATAAACAGTATTACAGATAAGTGGCAAGGATTCTCCGATGAATATATCAAGATGACCAAGCAACAACAGGCCGAATATAAAGCGGCTCTTGACGCTAACGGCATTGCGTATGAAATCGTCGGGAAGAACGAAATCACGTTTGAAGCGGAGAAGAATAAGGAACTCCTGGCACAAGAACAGGAATATCTGCTAAAGCGCAACGACCTGTATCGACAGATGTCTGAAGAAAAGTGGGCGATTGACGAAGCGATGCGCACGCAGAACTTTGCGTCTCTACAGCAAGCCTTGACTGACGAATACGTCATGACTCAAGACAACTATAATCTCCGCAAAGAGATGTTGGACGAATATCTGCAGGCTGTGATGGATTCGTATTTCAATACACAAGAAATGTGGATGGGGGCCATGATGTCCGGGATTGACGCACTTCAAGAGGGGTTATCCGGACTTCTTCAAGGAACGACAAGCCTAGGTAAAGCGTTTGAGAATATTGGCAAGGCCCTTATCAAATCCCTGGCCGATTATGTTGCAAATTGGGCGGCGGCAAGGCTTAAGCAGGCCATTCTCGGAAAGACACTTCAACAGCAAGAAACGGCTGCAAGCGTCGCAGCAGCCAACGCTCAAATACCGCCTTGGACGACACTTGCACAGCAGGTTGCAATGGCAACCGGTGGTGTTTCGGCAACAACGGGCATGGCGGCATGGACGGCACAATCGGCAATCGGTGCGGCCGCAGGACTTGCCATGCAGGCTAAAAATACGCTTATGGGAAGCGCTCCGAACATGCACTTGGCAAGCGGCGGCGTAGCAGTAGGACGTACATACGCAGAAATCGGTGAAGGAAAGTATCCCGAAGCAGTCATACCCTTATCGACGCAGACATATGATGAAATGGGTGCCGGTATTGCCAGGGCAAACGGCGGTGCAGCCGGTGGTATAACGCTGAACGTATCAGCACTTGACGCCGAGTCCTTCGGCAATTGGCTCGAATCGAAAGGCGGCCGAGTATTGCGTCAGTTCACCGTTAACCAAGACCGTGAGTTTATCGGCACATCAGGAGTGTGGTAGAACATGGAAAAACTAAAGAAATTCCCTCGTATTAAGTCGCTTGCGTGGAAGTCGTCTAAAATGCAGCACTGGGATACGAAGTCCAAACGTAGCGGATCCGGAAGAGTACGAACCATGACAACGTGGCGGTATCCGCAGTATACGATTACGACGGAGTTTGCCTACCTAAAACCTGAAGAGTATAAGAAAATGATGGGCTTTGTGTCACAAATTCAAGGCGGCACAGAGCCTTTCTTGTGGCTCGACCCTGAAGATAACGAAGAAAAAGGTATTGTCCTAGGCAAGGGTAGTCAAGGCGAATGGCAAGCAGTGCGGAGGTTCGGCGATTATACAGAGCCGGTCGCATACGTTGAAAACGTAAAGCTCTATGCTGACGGCACACTTATCGAGCATGTAACGACGGACGGCGGTACGATTCGGACGAGCGATACCGTATCGCCTGACGCTGTCATTACGGCAGATTACACGTATTACTGGAAGGTGCTGCTTAGTGGTGACTTTACGGCAGAGCTCGAGTATAAAGACGTTTATAAATCAAAATCCTTTAAGTTGGTGACCGTGCAATGAAACAGGCAGGAGAAGCATTAACTCAACACTTGAATACGGCAAAGTCGTTCCGCAGTTGCGACTTGTATGCGCTTAGGCTTCAAAGCGGCATGGCATATTACTGGACGGATACAGACTCAAACGTAAGTCACGGTGGCCACGTATATCGTGCTGACGGGCCTGTCATTACTCGCAATAAGACCTCAACATATTCCGATGTGGCTGTTGATAAGCTTTCCGTTTCGGTATCATGTGACAAGCACGACCAAATAGGCGGCGTGCCGATATTGGCGGTCGCTCATAATGGCGGACTGGACGGAGCGACCATGGAGTTAAAACGAGCGTTCTTTAAGCAAGACGGAACATTAATTGACGCTGTAGATATCTTTACCGGCACGGTCGAGGTAAAACAAGGTGGCGGCCTTACGATAACGCTTGACGTAAAATCTGTTGTGCAGAAGCTCAATACAGAGTTTCCGAGTAAGCGGTACTATCCGCAATGCCCTTATTGCGTGTATTCCAAGGAGTGCGGTGTCGACATTAAAAAGTACCGTAAGCGAATTAAAGTAACGGCACTTACAGGCGTAAACACTGTCGGAATAGATGTATCGTTTGAAGATGGTTATTACAATGCCGGTGGTATTGAATGGGTGTCGGGTCCTCTTGCAGGACAATCGACTCAGATAATGAGCAGCTCGAACGGTACTGTCATGTATATGAGTCCGAGTGATACGCAGGCAACCGTTGGAAGCGAAGCCTATATTTATCCCGGTTGCGATAAAACACCTGAGACGTGCAAGAAGAAGTTCGATAATTTTGCACGAAACAGAGCTACTCCGTATGTTCCGTTGAAGGAGACGATCCGATGAGAAAGACTACAGGGCAAAAAATCGCAGATGCCGCTCTTGAGTGGCTCGGTACTCCGTACGTTAATAATGCCATGGCAAAAGGTCACGGAGTCGATTGTGCATACCTTCTTGTTGCGTCACTCATCGGATCGGGCTTGATAGCAAAGGGCCAATTACAGATAGAAAACTACTCGAACGAATGGCATTTACATCGTTCTGAAGAAAAGTATTTAAAGTATATACAGCAAGTCGCCGACGAAGTTCACGGAGAACCTCAAATCGGCGACTTTTTGCTATATCAATACGGTCGGTGCATAAGTCATGGTGCGGTATATATCGGCAATGACAAAGTTATTCACGCCTTCGTTGACCTTGGCGTTATTATCTCGAATGTCGACGATATTCTGTTTTACGATAACCGAGGAAAATCAAGGCTCCGTGCCGTCTATCGATTCAATCCGAAGAAAGGAGGTGCAGCCTAATGGGATTTCTATTTAAAAAGAACAATACAACGAATCGAGCCGATATTATTGGCGATTTCCAAATTAACAGTGCTTCTTACGGCGAAACGGTACCTGAAGTCCTTGGGACAACCAGGGTATCGGGCAATATCATCTATTGGGATGACTTTACGGCACACGAACATAAGCACACAAGTCGCACCGGTAAAGGCGGTGGTTCAAAGCACACGGAAATAGACTACACGTATACCGTCGCCGTAGCCATTGCTTTATGTGAAGGACCTATACAAGGAATCGGTAAGGTTTGGAAGGATAAGGAAGTCTATGAGTACCCTCAAGCCGACATCCAGTTATCCCTTTATAAAGGCGAATACGGACAGGAACCGTGGCCGTATGTAGTAAGTAAGCACCCTGAAAAGGCACTGCCGTACAGCGGATTAACGTATATGGCAGGCGTTGTTGACCTCGGAAATCGTGGCAGCCTTCCGACGTATAATTTTGAGGTTAAAGGGAAACTTCTCGAGACTGGCGATGGGGTCGATGTGAATCCTGCGGATTATATTCTATATGTGCTGAAAGCGGCAGGAATTGAAGACGTTAAAATCGAGGGCATTGAGAATTTCCGTAAGTATTGTGCAGCGGCCGATATTCTTATCTCGACACCGCCTGATGAGTCGGCGAAAAAGGCACAACAAATTATTAACGACATCGCCGAAATTACCAACTGTTACCTATTCTGGTCCGACGACCGGCTGAAGATTGTACCCTTGGCCGACAAAGCGGTCGGTGACTGGAATCCTAAAAAGGAGATCCAGTACAACCTTACGGCCGACGACCTCATTCCTGGTAGTGACGGGCAACTCGTTATATACAAGCGTAAAGACAGCTCGGAGACGTATAACCAAGCAACTGTTGAATTTATCAATCGTGCTAATGGGTACGAAAAAGAGACGGTGTCCTTCGAGGTAGTAGCAGACGTTCAGAAGAACGGCATGAAGCCTGCAAGTAAAAAGACTGCACACTACCTATATACAAAAAAGAGAGCGCAGTATTACGCTGAACAATTAGCCATGAAACGCCTGTACAGCAAGAATCAGTACACGTTTCATTTGGATTGGGCCTTTTGTAGATTAGAGCCTGGAGACCTTGTGACGCTTACCGATGAATTATGCCAACTAGACAGGCAAGTCGTTGTTATTACGGCTGTTAACGAAGCGGCTGACGGTGAGCTTGAAATCACAGCAGAAGGAAAGCCGCCTGGAACATATGCGCCGGCACGGTACGACGTACATGAGAACGAACGGCCGTTTACTGATTATAATGTTCCGGCTCCGTCTATTGACCATTATGCCATTGTACAAACGCCTGGGGATGTGTCTGGTAACGAGCTGCTATTAGGTGTAACGGCTCCGTCCGGTTGGGGCGGTTGCACGGTGTGGGTATCAGACACGGGCGATGCGTATAAAGAAGCCGGCAAGATTACGGCACAGGCACGTATTGGACGACTTGTCGCAGCCATGACAGCCGAAGCGATGAGTTGCACGGTTGAACTCTTCGCAGGAGAGCTTCGAGGCGGCTCGGCCATCGACGCTCAGCGAGGGAACACGCTTATCTGGATTGACGGTGAGTGCCTTAGCTATGAAGGGGCGACTCTTCAGCCTGACGGGCGGTATTTACTTACAGGCTTAATACGTGGCCAATACGCCACGACAGCTAATAATCACGCCGAAGGTTCGCAGTGCGTCCGTATTGACGAAGCACTGTTTCATGCTCCGTACCGTACGGAAGATATCGGCAAGAAGATATGGATTAAGTGTGCGTCAGTAAATATGTTCGGATCCAATGAGCAAGACCTTTCCGAAGTGCAGGCTATTGAGTATACGATACAGCCGTATTACATTCCCGAGGTTCGAGACCTTGCCGTATACACGAAATATTACGACCTGGGTGACGGCGTCTCGTCTTTTGATGTTATCGCAACCTTTGCACCTCCTCAAATTACAAGCTTTGATACGGCCGAAGGGTGGTATAAAGAAGACTCCGGAGATTGGAAGTACGGGGGTAACGGTGACGGCCAAATCGTCATCAGTGGCTGTGAGCTTGGCCATACGTACGATATACGTATCAGGGTCAAAGACCGACACGGCAACTATTCACAAGGCCTTATTAAGCGATTTACGGTCGAAATGAAATCAGAAGTCCCGAATACACCGCAAGGCTTTGCCGTTACGTTTGGGAGTGCAGCCACGTTCAATTGGCTAGAGGTGCGAAACGCCGATATTGACTTCTATGAGATTCGACATGACTTGAATCCGGGGCAAGAAGTTGGACGCATCGGTAAAAGCACGAATACGACGTACGTCGGAACCCTGACGGAACGAAGCGGGCGAGTGTACTTGTACGCTCACAATCCGATGAAGGGATACAGCGCTCCGGCTATGCTTGAGTATAACGTCAAAGCACCGAAAGTACCGACGCATATAACGGCTAAAGGCGGTATGTCAGGCATAGGCGTTACGTTCGACCCTGTTCCTCTTGGGTGCCGAGGGGCTAACGTATATGTCGATGATGCGGTTTACTTTACGCCGACTAATTCATTCTCGCTGATTCTTGCGCCTGGCGTATACCGAGTGCGAGTTGCTTATACGGATATCTTCGGCGAGGGAGAAAAGAGCGGTGAACAGCTTGCCACGGTCAAGCTTGAGATAGATAAATCAATTATCAGTCGTGAAGCCTTGGGCTTGGATGAAATAGACAGGGCGATTGCCAAGATTGAGGGTGATGTCGGGGTCGTAAAGTCCGAAGTGACAGGAACGTCGACTCGTATCACGCAGCTCTCGAACAGCGTTGATTTACGGCTCAACAGTCTAGACGGCAAGGAGCTGATATCTCGTATTAATCTGTCACCAACCGGAACACGAATCGACGGCAAGCTGCTACATGTCACTGGCCAAGCGCTCTTCGATGACAACATTGTCACTCCGAAGATGATTCAAGCCGGAGCAGTAACGGCCGACAAAATGCATGTGGAAAGCTTATCGGCTATTTCAGCGACTATCGGCACATTGCGGACTGCAACGAGTGGCGCTCGGACGGAGATACGAGACAATCTCATCGAAGTTTACGATTCTAACGACAGATTACGAGTCAGAATGGGGGTATGGTAACTATGGTAATCGGAATTGCTTTAGTTGTTATAGTAGCAGCCGTTATATTGCTAAAAAATAAAAGCAAGAAACCGCCTGATACTGTACAGAAGGAAGAAAACGTACAGACCGCAACGAAACATGGAGACAATAAGGGTGAAGCGGTAACAATCATAAACAACGGCAAAGAAACGAAAGGAACGGTGGTATATATGGCAGAAGGTATGCAGGTCTTTGACGAGGACGGAAATATCGTCGTTAATACGACTGACACGATATGTAATTCATTAGGATACGTGGAGACCGATGGAAAAACATCAGGCATTATTGAGAATGCGGCGATAAAGAAAAACCGTACATGGGTAGCAGTGGTGTTCCCTAATTGGACGCTTGAATTAGCGGAATGGGCTGTTCCGGCACCGCCCAATATTGCTATTGAAGATGGCAAAATTTTGTATTCATACGGCAAAACAGCTATGGGAATGAATGGAATCTTGTACTGGGGGTTGTACTAATGGCAGAAACAGGATTGAGAGTATACACAGATGAGGGTGAGATTGTAATTAATGAATCATATGTAAATTTTTGGTATGACAAAGAAAAAAGTAAAGACGAAAGCTTTGCATATGGAGTGAATTGCTTAACCGCATATGGCTGCAGTCCTAGCAATGAAGGGCGTCGTTATGTATTCTCAGCAGAATCTCAAGAGCCGTCGCAACATGGAGTCGGATTGCAGGTTATAAATGAAGCCGGAAGAGTCGTATACGATAGCAACTGGCAGCCGCTTAAAGTGCTTCACTATTCAGACAAGCCTGGATACGTCATTCCCACGGATAAAGAATGCGCCATTATTGAATGCAGCGCAGAATACGGTTATTCGTATGTCATCTTTGACGCTCCTGGAAGCGACTATCTTTATGTGTGGAAAGAAGTTCATCCGAAAGTACAAAACGGGGTGGTCGTATTTGATAAGAAAGATAAGGGGGAACCGCCTCGGCATTACCAAGGTGCTTTTGAGGTGTTGACGACCAAGAGCCAAGGACAAACGGTTTACATGGTTGTCGACGTATCTCATATAAAGTAGGTGAAGCAATGACGATATTCAACGATGAACTGCATTGTGGATCGGATTTTACTCGACGGTACGTTGCCGACGGCCACGATTTTACGGGAGCGACGGCTGTAATGAAGGTCCGAACGGAGAACGACATCGAGCTTGTAGCCGCTGATTGTACGGTCGACGGGGATTCCGTCACGGTGAAGATACCTGGCGAGAGAAGCCGAGAGATACCGAGACGGTACCGCATGGCCAAGTACGACGTATTCGTACAGAAAGATGGCGAGTACAGCTATAAGCTCGTTATGGGCGATATGCGAATTATCCAAGACGAATCAATGCATTAAGAGGGGGATTTTATAATGGACGAATTAAAAGTGAAGGTGAACTTCGAAAATCCTGTACAAGTACAAGCTGTGCAGATTCCCGGATTGCCCGGCAGGGATGGCCGAGATGGAACACCCGGAAAAGACGGAGAGAACGGGCGTGACGGCAAGAGTGCTTACGAAGTGGCCGTCGATAACGGCTTTGTAGGTACAGAACAGGAATGGCTTGAAAGCCTTAAAGGCAGAGACGGAGTGAGCGGCACAAGCGAAGCGGTTAGCTTGAACTTTCCGAGTATAAAAAGCATGCTAGACGACAGAGCTATAATCGCCAATAGTGACAGTCTTGAAGATATTCTCCGAGCTATCGTAAAAGAAGTCGTTCCCGACGGCGAGTATTCAAATCACCTTGCCGAATTTACTTTAGTTAATGAAAAGGTAGAACCTGGCAGTACGACGGTAGAAATTAAAGGTCAGCCGCACTTCTTTATTGCCGAACAAGACCACAGTAATTTACAACAGATACCCGCAAACGGCCGACTTACCTTTACGCTTTCCGCACCGTTCGATGGGGAAGCAAAATATCTTGAAGTATTATATCCCGACGTATCTAAAGGGTCGTATGCGTCAATCACTATTCCGCAGAATAAAACCGAACAAGTTATCCAAGACGACACGCAGGGAGCGACAGGTGCTAAACTTTACCTTAATGCACAAGGTAACGTGTGTATCCGAACCCGTACTTATGAATCCCTTGCGGACGTATTTAAATGGTCGTACTGGACAGGCCATGCACGGCAGTATGACGCTCCGCTTACCATCGATTGTTACGAAAGAGGAACGGCTATTAAAGCGGACGGCTTGACAGCACTCAATCAGCACTTCAAGACAGTAAACTGCATAGGCGAGTGGCCGAGCCACGTAGAAATGCCGAGATTAAGTCAGCGTATATCTATGTATCTTAACATTGCTAGAAGCAAAGGCGACACCAATCTTGTACAGAACGACGTATTCGACTTTGATTGCCAAGGACAACAGCTTGATGTGACAGACGGACGGCTTGAATATGTGGAATTATAAGGGGGCGGCCTATGTGGACATGGAGCTTTGAACTTGCGGACGTTCTGACAACCTTAACAATTATAAGTATTATAAGTGCAGCTGCTTATCGGTTAGTTCTTTTGCCGATCCTTCAAAAACTTGATGTTGAGCGGATTCAGGACAGAACGTTCTTCTCAGATAAATACGACACTCTCATTGAGACGCTTAAAGAGCTGAAAGAAGAGATTAAACTCTCAAGACAGGAGCGAATGCAACAAGCACAGCGTCATCTTCAGCTTGTCGGACGTGTTGACGTGTTAGAGGCTCGTGTAAATGATTTACGCAATGAGCTTCACGAGAAAGAGAAAAAATCATGAATATCGACAAAGTAAATGTGGCAGACTTAGTAGTCATCACGGGGTTGGTTGCAGCCCTTGTGATGGCTATTTTATTTAGTCTTAATGAACTCGCAATGAGTATCGCTAGTGGCCTTCTAGGCTATATCGGCGGTGCTAAAACGGCGGTACACAAATCAGAAAGGAGTGATGAACAGTGAGAGAAGTAACATTACACGAGTTGAAGGCCTTGGCCACGGCGGCGTATTGGGATTTATGGAACGGGGCAAGAAGTCTCGATCGTGATGTTAAGCTGTATATTCATTGGACGGCAGCTCGTTATAATCAGACGTTCGACGAGTATCACGTAAATATCACAGGTGACGGCAGGGTATTTGTATCAACGAATGATTTAGCTGAGGTCAAATCGGCAACGTATCGGCGCAATACTGGTAGCATAGCCATTACTTTGTGCTGTGCTTATGACGCAACGGGTCCGGATAACTTAGGACCGTACCCTCCCACAGAAGTACAAATAAATGCAGTGTCACAGGTTATATGCGTGCTTGCTGATGCGCTGGATCTTACGATTGACATCGATAGGGTCATGACGCATGCCGAAGCGGCCGATAACGAAGACGGCCTGAATACACATGAAGATTACGGACCGAATAGCACTTGCGAACGGTGGGATTTGTGGGTCTTGAGAAACGGAGAAGAACCCGGTACAGGCGGCAACCAGTTGCGAGGTAATGCGAACTGGTACAGAGCTTATGGTAATTTGCAAAATATATAATGTATTATAAGGAGCGATAATTATGGACAAGAAACAGATTTTAAACATCTTAGCAAAAGAAGCAGCA